CGGGACTGGTGGAAGATCTGGGACCCGGAGCCGGACCAAAACGGGCGGCAGACGTTCCCGAATTGCGATTATGTTGTCGCGTCTCTCGACCCTGCTTACACGACCAAGGAAGAGAACGACTATTCGGCCCTGACGATCTGGGGGCGGTTCCGGCACGATGACGGGCTGCCTAAGCTGATCCTCATGGGCGCATGGCAAGCGCGGCTGGGGCTGAATGACCTTGTGGTCAAGGTCGGCGCGTCGTGTCGCAAGTTCTCCGTCGACCGGCTGCTGATTGAATCCAAGGCCAGCGGCATCTCGGTCGCGCAGGAAATGCGTCGGCTCTATGCGAACGATCCGTGGGGCGTCGAGCTGATCGACCCGAAAGGCGCCGACAAGACGGCCCGCGCCTATGCGGTGCAGCACCTGTTCAGCGACGGGATGATCTACGCGCCGGACAAGGACTGGGCCGATATGGTCCAGAACGAAATGGCCAGCTTTCCGCGCGGCGCCCATGACGATTTGACCGACAGCGTGACGCAGGCGCTGCGGCATCTGCGCAGCATCGGGCTGGCGATGCGTGAGGCGGAAATCGCCGCCGAGCGAGCGGAACAGGTCCGCTACAAGGGCCGGCCAAAGGCGCTGCCTTACGGCGGCATATAGGAGAGAGCAACATGCCCAAGACTGACAAGGCTGCCGTGGACACTGCGGCGGCGGAAACCGCTGCGCCTGTGGATGCGACGCCGGACAAGGCTCTGGAGGAGCGCCTTGCTCTGGTAGAGGCCAAGCTCGAATGGCTCGCCAGCGTCTATTCCTGGCCGACCAATCCTAGCTCGACTTGGGCTTGGTAATCCAGGCACATGTCCGGCGTCTTCCCCCCTAACGCGCTGCGCCTTGCGCCGCCGCCTGAGCAGCCTTTGCCCGAGGCAATGGACGTGCTTATCCAGGCGGATGGGCCGAACGACGCCGTGCGGGTGGATTCGGAAGACGGTACGCTTTCGATCGAGACGGAAGACGGCGGCGTTATCGTCGACTTCGCGCCGCAGCGCAACGGCGACAAGCCGAGCCGGCATGGCGACAACCTTGCCGAAAAGGTCGCGGCAGGTGCGCTGGGCGCCATCGCCGAGCAGCTCTTGCTCGGCATCCAGACGGATATCGAGTCGCGCCGCCAGTGGCTGGAAACCCGAGCCAAGGGCCTGAAGCTTCTGGGCCTTGAGCTGGAAGAGCCTGGTGCCGATGTCGGGTCGGGCTCGGTCGCTATCGACGGCCTGTCGCGCGTTCGCCATCCGGTGCTGCTTGAGGCCGTGTTGCGGTTCAATGCCAACGCCCGCGGCGAGCTTCTGCCGGCCAATGGCCCGGTCAAGGTCGCGGACAAGCTGCGCCCCGACGGGTCGAGCGACGCGCTCGCCGAGGCTCTGGAAGAGGACCTGAACTTCTACCTGACCACGGTCGCGTCCGAGTATTACCCGGACACCGATCGGCTTCTGTTCGAGGTCGGCTTTTCGGGCTGCGGGTTCAAGAAGGTCTACAATTGCCCGATCCGTCGCCGGCCGGTGTCGGAATCGGTCGCGGCTGAAGACCTGATTGTCTCGAATGCGGTCACCGATCTGCGCAATGCGCCGCGCGTCACGCATGTCATCAAGATGCGGCCGAATGTGCTGAAGCGCATGCAGATCGCCGGGGCCTATCGCGATATCGCGCTGATCACGCCGAACGCGGACATTCAGAACGCGGTCGAGATGCAGAAATCGACCATCCAGGGCGTACGGCCCTCGGAAGCCGACGAGCGCGACCGCGATTACACGATCTACGAGTGTTATACCGACCTCGACCTTGAGGGCTTCGAGCACAAGGACAAGGGCGAGAAGACCGGCCTTGGGCTGCCCTATCGCGTCGTCATTGAAAAGGACTCGCGGCAGATCCTCGAAATCCGCCGCAATTGGGACGAGGGCGACGAGACGTACACGGCGAAAAGCCGGTTTGTGAAATACCCCTACGTCCCTGGCATCGGCTTCTATGACATCGGGCTAGTCCAGATACTGGGCAATGCCGCGATGACGCTGACGGCAGGCTGGCGCGAAACGATCGACGCCGGGATGTTCGCGAACTTCCCCGGCTTTATCTATGCCAAGCAGACCGGGCGCCAGAACACCAACGAGTTTCGCGTCTCGCCGGGCGGCGGCATCGGGCTGGAAACCAACAACCAGCCCATCAGCAACATGATCATGCCGTTGCCCTACAAGGACATATCGGCGGCATTCGCGACGTTCCTCGACTCGGTCGCAAGCACGGCCCAGCGCGTCGGCGGGACTGCCGAGGTGCAGATTTCCGAGGGCAGGCAGGATGCGCCGGTCGGTACGACGCTGGCGCTGATCGAGCAGGCGACCAAAATCGAGGGCGCGGTCCACAAGCGGCTGCATGCGGCTCAAGCGGAAGAGTTCCAGTTGCTGAAAGAGTGCTTCCGCGAAAACCCGGAAGCGCTGATCAGCGTCGCCAAATCGGACAGGCAGTGGAGCGCGGAAGAGTTCATCCGCGCGCTGGACGACAAATCCATTGTTCCGCAGGCCGATCCGAACACGCCGAGCCATATGCACCGCCTGATGAAGGCGATGGCCATCAAGCAGCTGCAAATGGCCAATCCGCCGATGTACAACGCGAAGGCGGTCGACGAGCGCATCCTCAACATGATCGGGGTCAACGATCCCGAGACGCTGTTTGCGCCGGAGCAGCAAAACCCGATGGCTAACCCTGCGGTCATGGGCAAGGCCGCGGAACTGGCGCTCAAGAGCAAGGACCTGCAGCTGCGCGAAAAGGACCTGAATTTCGATCAGCAGCACCGCATGGAAACGCTTCAGCTGGAGCGCGACAAGATGCGGCACGAGACGCAGACCGAGCGCGAACAGATCGCATCCGATGAACGGCTCGCAGAGATGGAAACGCTGCGAGACATCATCTCCCACCCTCAAGGGCTCGACGAGGCGGAGCGCGCCAGGCGCACCGTGCTTGGTCAGGGCTGACCACGGAGCCTCACCAATGGCCGAAACCTTCAAGAGCCTGAAAGCCTGCGCCAAGACCATGGCGGACGACAAGCGCGAGCGCTACCGCGCCGGCGGCGTCATCCGGGCGCTCGAGGAAGAGCGCAAGATGGATCGCGACACCGCCGGCCGTGGCGAGGGCAAGGTTCTTCCCGGCGCTGATGGCACGCAGGGCAAGGCCAAGGGCGGCTATGCCGACGATTTCACGCGCGATGGCAAGTCGGTGAACGATGTCGACGGCAAGAAGCCCAAGCCGCGTCTCGACCGCAAGGCCTACAAGAATGGCGGAGCCGTCAAGGGCAAGGCGACGACCGTCAATGTGATCGTGGCGCCTGGTGGCGCTGCTCAGCCTCCTCCGATGCCGGCGACGCCCTCTCCGCCGGCCGCAGCCGGGCCTATGCCGCCGCTTCCCGCTGGCGCTGGTCCGGCTGCACCCAATCCGATGATGCCGCCTCCCGGCATGCGCGCCAATGGCGGCCTGGCCTACAAGAACGGCGGTTTTGTCAAAATGGAAAACGGCGCTCAGTCGGGCGAAGGCCGGCTTGAGAAGATTGCCAAATACGGCAAGAACGCCAAGCCGTGATCGGCAACGCGACGGATATCCTCGCCACGTTCAAAAAACGTGCCAACGAGGAAAGCGACAGCCTGTCGGCAACTATCCTGAGCGGCCCCTACGCGACATTCGACGAGTACAAGAACGCCATTGGACGCCTCGCTGGCCTCCGGATGGCGCTGGCTATTCTGCAGGATATCGAACGGCAGCACGAGAAGGACATCCTAGGAAGGTGAATTGATGGCTGAAGACAAACCGCAGTCCACGCTGGACGAAATCCGCGCGGGGGTAGGCGATCTATCCGCAATCGAGCTGTTCAACAACCAGATCCTGGTTGGCATCTGGATCCGGCCCGAGAAAACCAAGGGCGGCATCATCCTGACCAGCAAGACGCAGGATGAAGACCGTTGGCAGGGCAAGGTGGCCGTGGTGCTAAAGAAGGGTCCGACCGCCTTTGTCGACGACGGCAGCGTTGCCTTCAAGGGGCAGGACGTGAGCCTCGGCGACTGGGTCGTGTTCAAGACCTCTGACGGTTTCCCGCTCGACGTGAACGGCGTCCGGTGCCGGGTCGTCGAAGACGTTCACCTGAAGGCGAAGGTCTCCGACCCCGCCATGATCTATTGAGGGCGCGGGCATGACCACCGAAACCGATCCGATCGTGATCGACGACGACGAGATCGTTGTCGTCCCGGCCGATGGCGCCGAGGCCGGCTCCGACGGCGGGGCTGCGACCGAAGCAAAAGCCGAGCCGACGCTGCAGGAGCAGCTTGAGGCCGCGCGCAAGGCGGCTGAGGACGCCGCCAAGGCCCAGGCCGCGGCAGAGGCTCGCGCCGAAGAAGAGGCGGACAAGCGCCGCCGTGCCGAGGAGGAGCGCCAGCAGGCCAATGCAGGCCTTGCTGACAGCCGCGTGGCCACGATTGCGAAGGCGATCGAGGTCGAGAAGGCGCAGATCAATGAGACCAAAGCCTTTCTGAAGCGCGCGTATGAGGCCGGCGACCTCGATGGCGTCTCGGAGGCTCAGTACAAGCTGTCCGAGCATGCCACGCGCATGCAGCGCATGAACGAGGGCAAGGCAGCGCTCGAATCCGAGATTGCCAACGCTCGCAGCGCGCCGCGGCAGGCGGATGATCCGTTTGAGGCCTATGTGTCGACGCTGGCCCCGCGGGCGCAGGACTGGCTTCGCTCGCACAGGGATCTCGTGACGGACGAAGGCAAGCGGTCGCAGCTCGAGCGCGCACACTACAGCGCCCTGTCGGACGGCATCGCGCCAAACACGGACGCCTATTACGAGCGGCTGGAAGAGCGCATGGGGCTTCGTCAGCGCGCGCCCGAGCCTGAGCGCCGGCAGCCGTCTCAGGCGGCTACGGCAGCTCCTGTGAGCCGTGGAGCAACCGGCGGCGGGAGCGTCACGCAGGTTTCATTGTCGGCCAAAGAACGGGAAGCCGCACGTTTTTCTGGCCTGAGCGATGCCGAATACGCGCGTCAGAAGCTTGATCTGCTGCGATCCGGAGAGATCGGCAATGCACGCCACTGAGCCCAAGCGAGGGCCTGGCAGGCCGCGCAAGAACCCGATCATCGAAACGGAAGACCAGACCATGACCGACACCGCCGCCGAGGGCGTGACGCCCCGTTCTCCGATCCGCGCCGGCACCGAGCGCCGCGTTCGCAAGTTCAAGGGCGACGTCTCGCCCGATCGCTTCTACATCGCCCCGGAGATGATCCCCGAAGGCACGACCTATGAATGGAAGCGCGAGACGATCCGCGGCATGCCGGACAAGGTCTATGACATGCAGCTTCGCGAACAGGGCTGGCTTCCGGTCACGGCCGATCGCCACCCCGATCTTCGCAATCCTGGCGTCGCCGATCACGAGGCGATCCGCCGCGATGACTGCATCCTGATGGAGCGCCCGGCCTACCTCACGGAAGAGGCCCGTTCCGAGGACCACGCCCGCGCCACCGGCGAAGTCAGGGCGAACAGGGCGAAGCTCGGCGAAACGCCCGTCGGTCAGCTCGACCGCGCTGGCGGCCGCCTCAAACACAGCGTCGGCCCGGTCACGATCGACTGAGCCCGCTATTGAAACAGCCGGAGCGCGCCGCTCTGGTTTGCACCCTCCCGAATGGCCGCGCCGGTCAGTAGGGCACCCGTCAATGGAGATGAGCGATGGCTAATACCTTCGCACCGTTCGGGTTCTCCCAGAATCGCGGCAATGGCTCTGCCCCGACTTACGAACAGCGTGTTCGCAAGATCGCGTCGGATAACGCAACCGCGATTTTCGCCGGAGACCCGGTTACCACCCTCAGCACCGGCTATATCGCACAGTCCTCGCCGGGCACCACGCAGATCGCCGGCATTTTCGTCGGCTGCAAGTATCTGTCGACGGCCCTGCAGCGCACGGTCTGGAGCCCGTTCTGGCCCGGCTCGGGCGCGACTGGCGATGTCGAGGCCTATATCGTCAACGACCCCAACGCGCAGTTCGTCGCGCAGGTCGGCGGCTCGTCCTCGACCGGCATCGTGTTCGCGGACATCGGCGCCAACGTCAATTTCGCTGTCGGCACTGGCTCGACGGTCACCGGCATTTCCGGTGCCTATGTCAACCAGACGACCGTGAACACGACGGCGACGCTGCCCTTCCGCATCGTCGGTCTCATCGAAAACCCGCCGGGTGGCCCCGGCACTGACAGCACGTCCGCGTACAACTGGGTCCTCGTTGCCTTCAACAACGTCGACACCAAGTCGCTGACCGGCATTTAAGGGAGGTTGAGATATGGCTGTCAATCTCGCATCAATCCGCGACCTCCTCCTTCCCGGCCTTCGCGGCGTCGTCGGCAAGTATGACCAGATCCCGTCTCGCTGGGATAAGGTCTTCGAGCGCGGCAACTCCAACATGGCCGTCGAGCGCACCGCTTCGATGCGCTACCTGGGCCTTGCCCAGCTCAAGACGGAAGGTGGCCAGACTGCGTTCGACAACAACGCCGGCGAGCGCTTCGTCTACAACCAGGAACACTTGGAAATCGCCCTTGGCTACGCCATCACGCGCAAGGCCATCGACGACAACCTGTACAAGACCCAGTTCCAGCCGTCGAACCTCGGCCTGCAGCAGTCCTTTGCCCAGACCAAGGAAATCTACGCGTTCAACGTCCTGAACACGGCTACGACCTACAATGCGTCGGTCGGCGGCGACGGCAAGGCCCTTTGCGCCACCGATCACCCGATCGACGGCACCACGGTCGCCAACCGTCCCGCGGTGGATGTGGACCTTTCGGAAGCCACGCTTCTGAACGCCATGACCACCATTCCGACGA